TTGCTGGGCACGATCGACTCCGCATTGGCCGCTCAGAATGCCGTGGTCGCGCTGGAGTCTCTAGGTCTCGGGAGTGTCTACATCGGCGCCATCCGAAACGATATTGAAGGCGTGGCCAAGGAGCTGGGCCTTCCACCGCAGGTCTATCCGGTTTTCGGTCTCTGCGTAGGGTATCCATCTGCCGAGCGACCAGCACAGGTGGCTGAGAACACCCGTTGCAAGAGAAACACGATATCCCGTTCCTGGTAAGGGCCTGGCTCAGGGCGAATCAACGTGCTGGTCGAAAACCCGGAATTACCTTGGCCACGACTGGGCATGTAATGCAGACTTTCGCAGAACACAACAAAGCTGCACCAGTCGTTAAACCTTTAGTGCGCCAGCTTGGCCAAGACGCCGACCCAATCCGCAACGCGCCAGGATGCTCGGTTGACGGGAATCGGCTCAGTTGTGAACCTAGCTTTAGGCGCGTGCTACGCTTTCACGAGCTTGACTTCCCGCTGTTATCTACAGAAGCACACCCGAACTGGACTGGAGCGCTAAGAACATGAGTCGCAGGTGGTCAAACCTAAGCCAGGCCATGGCTGCCTACAAGCCATCTGCCACAGGCATCTCTCTTTCAGTCCGTAACCTTTATTCCTCCGTGCTGCAGTCTTCGATTGATTGCGGTTTTGGCGCCGATCAGGTGAAAATCATCTGGCGAACCGCCAGCCAAGCGTACTTAGTCGGTGAGATATCATTGGCGTTCGAAAGTGTTATCAAAGAGCTGCAGTCGACAAGCATCTTCAACGCTAGCAATTTAAGTTGGTACTCTGCCGCTTCCACTCGATGTACTTCAAGGGCCGGGCTCTGTAGCGATCAGAACGTTGGCTCATCTAAAAGCGCGAGATGATGCAAAACCACCTGTCTGGATTCTTGATACCGGGCTCCCCGAATTCCGTTTCTGTTTAAATCCCCCAGCAGCGCCGTGGGTCAACTTTACGTATGCGCTTCTAGATAAGCTCGTCAAAGACGAGCTACTAAAGGATTCGTTTCGTGGCAAGCTATTCGCACGAGACCTTGGTCTGTAATCTCATCAGGCCATGGACACGCCTTATGGCAAGGCATTAGAACCTATTGTCTGTACTGAATCTAATGGCACAAATCCAACTACATTCGGCTGGAGAGCCATGCACAATAATACCTCGCATCTCATTAGTTAATATAATTATTCAAACGACCAAAAGGATTTGAGCGCAATACTCCTGCCTGTACCAAATCAATGTAGCAAGAATTACACCAACTCACAATCATACCAGCACGTGGAACATTATTATCTTTGCCGGGGCGAAGTATGAGATATGGCCGCCATAGACTGCATGATCGAGAATATATCCTCGTCCTGGCCCACTGGGCCGGTGGACTCAAGCAATATTGGTAGAACGATTCGGCATCTGATGCATCTAGATCCGCGGGGCTCTTACCAGCGATTAGAACAGACCACAATGTCAGTTTCTCGAATGCTCGAAGTTTCAGGTAGTTCGGCCTGGTGTCAACCAAAGAGCAAAACAATGATGCTCCTGCCGAACACAGTTCTTTGCAAGAAGTGTTATTATAAGAAGCCAATAAAAATATTAAAACATTTTTAGGCAGCGGCTTGATGGTATTCTTATTAACAAGGTACAACGGGACTGGCACGGCGGATGCGTCAAAATCAACCTCCATAGATTGCTGATAAAAATGATCGATAGCAGAAAAAGAAGATTGCTTGTTTGTTAGTCTTATCTGATGCTTTTCTCTCCTGCTTTTGCAATCTATCTGAACCTTCCCTGACGAGTCACGGCATCGGATGCACCCTTCTTGGGAGAGTTTTAAAAGCCTGGTCGGAGATAAACCATCTGTATCAAAATTCGGAATATACGCTGAGGAGTACTTTGTAGCTCGACGATGGAACAGCGGATTAATTTCATCAGGTGAGGGGTAGGGCGGCAACTTAGAAATATTTCTCCACCTGAAAAAACTATTCAATGTAAGCCTCAGGCATTTCACCTGAGATAGACCCTTGCGGCGTGATGACTTTAAAGCTTGCATTTTTTCTATCTGAAAAATCAAAGCAATCCATGGTAAGACAGTCAGCACATTCCTTTAAAGGGATCTTTAGATAAAACGAAGTAGCGAACAGGAATAACCCAAGCTCTAAACTTGCCTTGCCGTTCGTTTTTTGTTTGAGTTTCCCCAGATATTGGTCGCACAAATGCTCGGCTTCATTGCAGCGACATGTATCCTCTCGAAGAGTCTTAGGATGGCGACGAGAGCAAAGCACTAGACCAATTGATTCAGAGTATAACTTAAAAAACCTGTTGATCACGCGCCGAACACCATCCGAGCGTAAGGGGGTGTGAAATGGGTGCCATTCCGGATTGGGTTTTAGAACGGAATCTATTTTTACAAACCTGTTTGTAAGTTTGGATATCCATGATTTAGGAGGACTGCTGCAGAAATCCAAAAAATTTTGCACGTCGTTATTAGTTATCTCCGCAAGAGGCTTCATTGCAACGATGAAACTCCAAAGCAAAAATCTTTCTAATACTGCTAAATTCCAACGAGTATCGCTAGGCGAAACTCTGATGGATTTTCCGCAATCTGTCATAAAGGTATAGCTTTCTTGAGCCCGCAAAACCGGCGGAAGACTCTGGAGGTAAACGGTCACCAGCTCTTTTTCTGCACAAGATCGTGCGCCTGCACCTGCGGCAGGCGAGTCAGGGTGCGTCAGTAAAGGATGAAACCTCAGACCCATCAGTACGTCCCAAATGCGGCCAAGCTATCGAGATAGGATGACAGTGTTGAGCCTTAGAGATCCCAATGTCTGAAATTTATACAATGGATCCTTTGAAAGCAACCATCTGAGCTGCACAAATCGCACGTAGGATTTTTCGTCCGATTTACTTTAGTCAACGGCCCGGGGTTTAGGGAAGGCCTGCGATTGTTTTACGAAAATAATCTGCCAAAAAACAAGGCGTTCCGTTGATTCTGGGATTGCTGGATTCTGTTCTCCAATTAACTTTCGCCGGGCAGTGCTAAGGAGACAAATTTGCTTGCTGTCACCGATACCAGAAATCAGGGGCTTGTGGCGGGCTTTCTCCGATTTATGACCAGAGTGTAGGAAGCTGGTAAATTGAGATAGTACAACAGGTGTATGACCCAAGTGATTGCTGTGCAAAGTTTTCCGATTAACTAGCTCACGTTTCCAATTAAACAGTGGGGGTCACAGTAAGGGTTGGTGAAAGCGGCTACACATGGACAGACATAGAAATACACATAATTTAACATAATATACATTATGCGTACCTCTGGAATTCACCTCGGGATCGAGGTACAGTCCTTTTAATCACTAAAAAGCATAACTCAACTAAATTACCGTTTAGTCGAGTTATAACAGGCTGGCTGTCAATTGATGGTTCGTGGCGTGCGACTGCTGTCAGCAACCACGGTGAAACTGGCGCCTTTCGAGGCTGGCGTTTGTACACCTGGGGTTGATGTCGACGGATGAGAAGATGAAGGATTGGGTCCAGCGGCGGCGGCTCGTCGCTCTGCACCGAGCCACTTCTCGCCACCGCCGCTGGACGATGAGCCAAGACAGGCAACGGTACGTTGCTCGCCATGGTAATGCAGTTCAGCCACGCAGCCGCCATGCGGAAAGATGGCGTAACCGGCAGCGAGCATATCGCGTGTGGTTTGAGTAAAAGAACGGTCACCTTTGGATAGCTCAAAAACGAATATAGTGCCGCGAGTCTCGCTGGTGATACTTCCCTTAATGACTATCTCATAACTTCCAAAAGGATCAGAGGTTACGCTAGGAAGTGGCACAACTTGCTTATTAGGTAAAATATCAGGAGCCAAGTTAGGAGCTTTAGCAGGACCTTGAGGAACAGGAGCTTGAGAAACCGGCGCAACGGGCTTAGGAGATCCCACAGATAACGGATTGCTGAAAGCATTAGCCCCGTTACGCCAGTAAATAGTGCCGAAAATAGCAACCAGTACTCCGACGAGAATAACAACGCGAGGCGATGCGAGCGCGTTTTTGCCCGCCATGGTGTCGCGATGTTGGCCGGTTGCTGTTGAGTCGTAGAGCTGGAAGACTCGTTTGTCAATTTTTCTGAGTGCAACGATGTTTGATCCATCGGTAGGTGCCCTATTCTCTTGAGCTGAATGCATGGCCTCCTTGTAGTCTTTGGCAACAAGGAATTTGAGCCATTTACCAAGCAGCATCAGGTTAGAGTGCTGATAAGCGGCCTCAGAAGTCTGACGAATATCGGTGTGAACATACTTAATATTCGGCGTAGTAAGGATGATGTCCCAGTTCCAGTGACGGTGGCGTGTCCAAGCATCAAGAAAGTTCATGGGACGATCAGCAGCCTTGGCTGCATCCATACCTTCAGGATAGTCGTAACGCTCAACCCATTTATCTGTCCACTTTTGAGGAAACAGGGTTTGAGCCTCATCAAAGATCATAAAGGCGTTTCGAGGCACCCAATGGAACCAAGTTCTAATTCGTTCCATGCCTTCTTGGGACTCGTGATCGATGTATAGAAGATCAAAAGTATCAGGAAGATCAGGAAACAAGCTGTGGAACTTTTCACTAGACATACCCCGTATATTTGTGACGATCAATCGTCCAGCTTTGGCAGCGGGAACAGCGTCATCCCAGACAGCACCGGACGTTTTATATGATCCATTGGGACCGTGATGAATTTTGATGGCCATGTTAATTGGCTCCAGGGATAAACTTCATTGCCCAGCGGGCTGGGATAGCAGAGAAGATCATAGTTAAGCCTTGAGGTATCTTGAAGAATGCAAGGGTTGACTGGATGTCGCCGGGGATACTTCCCCAAGCGGACTTCACAAGCGCAACCACCCCGCTCTCTTCTGATATCTCTTTAACGACCGTGTATGCAATGTCTAGCATGATGACTTTGAATTGCAAGTAAGAGTAGATAAGCGCTTTCGTTATGATAACGAGAGCATCCTTGAAGAATTGATAAATACCACTGGCCATGAAATCCCAGATGTACTGGAAGAAAGTATTGACACTATCAAGCCATGCAGCTAACCAAGAAAGATCCATAAATCACCTATGCAAAGACAATAAATAGGGCGATAACAGCGCACATAAAGAGGACTGCCTGAGCAATCCAGTCAAGAGAGCCCGAATATTTATCAAGACAGAAACTTATACTTTTGCCGAGAACGGTAACAGCAGGTGGACAGTAAAGACTTCCACCGCCACCAAGCGAAAGATCACCAATAGGTGAAAAAACACTTTTAAGCTTATCTAAACCGTCCTTAATCTCATCTTTAGAGTCGTCTATTTTTTTCTGCCATTTTTCATCCTCACCATCTAAAGAACCTTGCTCGGGGGCTTTGAGCTTGGTTGTCGAGGGACCATCACCTTCACCACAGTCGGACGTACAAGTTCCATTACCACCACTGCCAGTGCCAGAGCCGCTACCAGTACCAGAACCACTGCCTGTACCAGATCCAGAACCGGTACCACTACCAGAGCCAGAACCAGTGCCAGAACCAGAACCACTACCTGAACCTGAGCCAGAGCCGCTACCAGAGCCTGAGCCTGAGCCCGTACCGGAGCCGGAACCCGAACCAGACCCAGAACCGTTACCAGTACCTGAACCACCGCCTGAGCCGGTATCAGAGCCGGAACCAGTACCCGTGCCAGTGCCCGAACCTGATCCAGATCCAGTGCCAGGCGTAGGAGTAGTGCCAGTATCACCGCCAGAACCACTGCCGGTATCGGGGGATGGATCAGGAGCCGGAGCTTCATAAAGTTCACCTGTAATAATTACGTCAGCAGTACAAGTAAATCCTGCACCAGTAACAGAAGAACGACAAATAGCAAAACCAGTTATTGAAGTGCCGCAACCTCCAATGTCGGGAGCATGTGGAGTATCACCTGATTGAGTCCATGAGTAAGACTTTGAAACAGCACCTTTGGCATCAACACACTTTTGAACAGGTGAATCACAGGAACCAGTAGTGGCATTGTATTCACCAGAATCACAGGAGTTACCATATCTAGAAAAACCAAATTCATATGGACGAGTCTGACTGCCATCATTATTAAGAAATGTAGCAGAACAAGTAGCAGTAACGTTAGGAGGAGCGGTGATATTAATACTAACGACGGTAACAGTCTGAGTAGCACCGTAGGCTAAATGGGCAAAACCAACGCAAGCCTGTGAGGGAGAATCATACTGATCGTTAGTATTGCCCCATCTATAAGCAGAAAAAGCAGATGATGAAAAAAGTGAAAACAAAGAAAGAAGAACAAAAACAAAGAAGCCAGATGGAGTGGCCGTAAAGTATTTTGACATGAAAAACCCCCGAATTACCGGGGGCTGAAGTTAGAGATATTCAGCGCACCGGATACCTGAAACCAGTGCGCTGGCCATGAGAACACCGACCAGCGCAGACCAGATCAAGGCTGGTTAGACCTTGCGGACAAGGGCAATGATGACACCGACGACAGCCAGGGCGCATACAACGGCGACAACAGAGCCACCAACGCTCTCACCGCCAGTCTGAGCAACAGCGAGAGCTGCCTGAGCATCAGTAACAGCGTCAGCGAACGCTGCAGTGCCAGCGAGTGCTACAACAGCACCAGTGATGCCGACAACAGAACGGCGGAACGAAGGGACGGAACGGAACTTCTGGATTGCTTGTTTCATTGTGTTAACTCCTGCGGATTTTCCGCACTTGGGAAATGATGATTCCAGCTGCAAAACCTACTACGAACAAACCGATTGTTCCCCAAAAAAACTGGAGATATATCTCGGTGTCAAACCCACCGGTAATAAGCAGTTCTAACTGAGCCTGCTGTTCAGGTGATACAACATAAGTTTCCGACCAAGTCTGAGAGTCGCACGAAGTCACACCCTCTGACGAAGTGGAAAAGCGACTGCATACTAAAACAGACTGGATCGGCACTTATTAACCCGCCTTATTCATTGCAGCAGAAAGAGGCGGAATATTCTTACGACGACCTTGGCGAGGATCACAGGTGAACTCAAGACGGCCATCACGAACATCGGCAATGACATCGCACTCATAAGTACCGGGTTGAGGAACTTCGGCCGGAGTGGAGGCATAGAAGTCAGTCTTCTGAGGATAAGGAATATTTGGCAAATGAACGAATGCCTGAAACATGGTATAAGGTTTTTGAGACTTGGCAGCAACGCCAGAACGCTGAATGCCTGTTACTTCGATAAGCAATGTCATGGACATGGTAAAGCCCCTTACAGTGTAGGCAGCCGAGTACTTAGGCTCGGATTGCGATATGCCCAGCTGGGCGGAATAAGATTTGGTGCACGGCGAAACGTGAGAAACTGACGCTTAGCTATTTGAGACTTAACCTGCTCAGTTGATGCAGCCTGTAGAAACAGACGCATAAGCGAGCTAGCGAAAGCAGAATCATCAATGTTGCCAGAGTTAAAATTAGCAATTTCAGCCTCGACTGAATAACGGAGAATCTGATATTGAGACTTGTCCATTATTTACGCACCATGAGATAAATACAGATGAAAATAAAAGGTATTAAAAATAAAAAATAAAGTGGAACGTTGAACGACAGAAAAAGGCGCATTAATAACCCATCCATTCAGCTACAGAAATAGTCCCTTGCCAACTTGACTCGCGATCATGAAACCAAATCTTTTCAGGTTTAGTGCCCTGCTCTTTCCTGAGTTCAATTACAGAAAGAGTTTCATTAACCTGCTGAGTGAGAACAGGGTTCATAAAATCACGAACGTGACGCTGCTGTTCAAGCATGCGACGTTGCCCAGGTGAAAGCTGAATGCCTTGAAGGCTTACAGTCTTCATGCGGCCAACTTCAAGTGATTAGCGCGGCGGTACCAGAGAGGTACAGCAAGTTCGGCCTTGCAAACCTCACGGCACTGGCGAACAAAAACAGGTGCAAAACGAGAAGTGTCGCACGCATTACGAATGTTTATACCAATACGATTAAGGCGAGCAGCATGGGTCTGTACCTGCTTTTTATTAAAGTCAAAGACCTGACCATGCATCCATTGGATTGCATACATAGCTGTGGTATTGGCTGAACGAGTAGAATCAACGACTTTCTCAGCAACCAATTGCTCACTGATGCTAACTATATCCATAGCTGTCACCTTTAACCTTTCGTCTATTTTAAGAAACTCACGGTGGAGTTCGCCAAATCGGCTCTCGTTAAACATACCCCAGTAGCACAGGGCATCTCGCTGGAGGAATTCACTCTTTAATTCTTGTTCCATACGGACGACACCGTTATGGAAACAGTAATTGCGAAGATCAAGTACATACTTAAATTGCTCAGAGTCTTCACCATAAAGACGCTTAATCTTAGGTAAAAGATTCTGATCCATTTCAAATGCTTTATCGTAACCCTTACGATATTGAAGACGACCGCCCTGCCCATTGCCCTTTGGGGTCCAAGAAACAGTTCGGCCATTTGGATATAGAAAACCTATTGAGTGTCCAATACGCTGGCTAGATACACCGCGAAGATAGGCAAGAACATTGCCCTCGCCTAGAGCAATGTTAGTTGTCAGGTCGATTCGTTCAATCTTGGCCCCATCGGCAACAAGATCACTCGATTTAGCGCCTGATACGCCTTGGCGCAATTCAAGGCGTGTGCAACGTGTGAAAGCAGGAAGCCCGTATTCACGCAATAGCGCGTTGTAGACAGATATGCACTGTTCAACTGAGGTGTAGCCAAAAAGGTTATCAAGTCGACCTACTCTGCTGGGATTGCCTTCGACACGAACTTTTCGACCCTGAACATGGATAGTAACGGACGTGGAATGGCTGGCTTCATGTTTAAAACGAGGCTGGCGAGTACTCAAGACCTCGTTGGTATTGGAATCGATGGTCAACGTGAAAACGTCACAGACCACAGGTAGGTCGTGGTCGTGCTCCTGGGAAACGGTGAGCCAGTCGATCATCATGCGGAGCGTCCTTACACATGCACACAAGTAACATGGGAGAGGAATGTACACATGTGGAACTGCACACGTCAATACGTGTCAACGTGCACACATGTATTATTGGAGGGAATTTGATGAACGGTGATGGCATGGCCACGAACGTAAGACTGACGACTGCCGAGCAGGAAGCTATTCGGCAAAAAGCTATAGAATTCAATAAGATACTGATAAAGCAAGGAAAGCAGCCATTACGCGACAGCGAACTGGTGCACAAAATCCTCGAAAAATCAGTACCTTACGCAAGGCTTTCAGAATCAGGGGATGTGATTATCGATTCTGAGTGACCAGTAAACCGTGGGATACCACGGTAAAGTGGGGGTGTAACAGCACCCCCACCCGGCTGGCTCAAAATCGCAGGAGGCGTGATGCACTGGATATTGGCAATAGCGATGACAGGATCAAGCACAGCAAGCGTCATGAGGCCGTACAGCACCGAGGCAGAGTGCAGAAAAGCACTGGAAGAGTTTTTCAGTAGGCCACACGGAAAAATGGAGTACAACGGCAGCTGCTTTGACGAAAACGACGAAAACGACAGGAAATTCCTGAAATTATTCAAAGGCTGATACAGCAAGAGCGCCACGCCCTGCGCCGAACTCAGCCCGGACGATAGAACTGTCCGCCCTGCCCCTACGGGCCCTACGGGGTCCTATGCTGAATCAATCCCAGGAGAACGAAGTTAGCCTGGCAGATCGATAGAAGCTCTCCGCATTCGCTACGAACAGGGGCTCGCCCCTGAAGCCCCGAGGTGCTGCAAGGGAATTGCCTCCGGGACCAGACAACCGACTGTGCTGTGCGATTTGGGTCCGTTGCGGTAAAGCTGGGTGATCATGGCGCGAAGTGATCTTGCGGAGGGCCTGAGAGCGTCACACGCGATCAGGAGAGGTGGTGCCACGCATAATTGACGTTATGGGTAAATCGATCGCCGGGGGCTGCGCAATGGTCCCGACGATCGATTCTGGCCGTTGGCCGCAAGTACCATAACGTCCTCACATTATGCGTACCTCTGGAATTCACCTCGGGATCGAGGTACAGTCCTTTTAATCACTAAAAAGCATAACTCAACTAAATTACCGTTTAGTCGAGTTATAACAGGCTGGCTGTCAATTGATGGTTCGTGGCGTGCGACTGCTGTCAGCAACCACGGTGAAACTGGCGCCTTTCGAGGCTGGCGTTTGTACACCTGGGGTTGATGTCGACGGATGAGAAGATGAAGGATTGGGTCCAGCGGCGGCGGCTCGTCGCTCTGCACCGAGCCACTTCTCGCCACCGCCGCTGGACGATGAGCCAAGACAGGCAACGGTACGTTGCTCGCCATGGTAATGCAGTTCAGCCACGCAGCCGCCATGCGGAAAGATGGCGTAACCGGCAGCGAGCATATCGCGTGTGGTTTGAGTAAAAGAACGGTCACCTTTGGATAGCTCAAAAACGAATATAGTGCCGCGAGTCTCGCTGGTGATACTTCCCTTAATGACTATCTCATAACTTCCAAAAGGATCAGAGGTTACGCTAGGAAGTGGCACAACTTGCTTATTAGGTAAAATATCAGGAGCCAAGTTAGGAGCTTTAGCAGGACCTTGAGGAACAGGAGCTTGAGAAACCGGCGCAACGGGCTTAGGAGATCCCACAGATAACGGATTGCTGAAAGCATTAGCCCCGTTACGCCAGTAAATAGTGCCGAAAATAGCAACCAGTACTCCGACGAGAATAACAACGCGAGGCGATGCGAGCGCGTTTTTGCCCGCCATGGTGTCGCGATGTTGGCCGGTTGCTGTTGAGTCGTAGAGCTGGAAGACTCGTTTGTCAATTTTTCTGAGTGCAACGATGTTTGATCCATCGGTAGGTGCCCTATTCTCTTGAGCTGAATGCATGGCCTCCTTGTAGTCTTTGGCAACAAGGAATTTGAGCCATTTACCAAGCAGCATCAGGTTAGAGTGCTGATAAGCGGCCTCAGAAGTCTGACGAATATCGGTGTGAACATACTTAATATTCGGCGTAGTAAGGATGATGTCCCAGTTCCAGTGACGGTGGCGTGTCCAAGCATCAAGAAAGTTCATGGGACGATCAGCAGCCTTGGCTGCATCCATACCTTCAGGATAGTCGTAACGCTCAACCCATTTATCTGTCCACTTTTGAGGAAACAGGGTTTGAGCCTCATCAAAGATCATAAAGGCGTTTCGAGGCACCCAATGGAACCAAGTTCTAATTCGTTCCATGCCTTCTTGGGACTCGTGATCGATGTATAGAAGATCAAAAGTATCAGGAAGATCAGGAAACAAGCTGTGGAACTTTTCACTAGACATACCCCGTATATTTGTGACGATCAATCGTCCAGCTTTGGCAGCGGGAACAGCGTCATCCCAGACAGCACCGGACGTTTTATATGATCCATTGGGACCGTGATGAATTTTGATGGCCATGTTAATTGGCTCCAGGGATAAACTTCATTGCCCAGCGGGCTGGGATAGCAGAGAAGATCATAGTTAAGCCTTGAGGTATCTTGAAGAATGCAAGGGTTGACTGGATGTCGCCGGGGATACTTCCCCAAGCGGACTTCACAAGCGCAACCACCCCGCTCTCTTCTGATATCTCTTTAACGACCGTGTATGCAATGTCTAGCATGATGACTTTGAATTGCAAGTAAGAGTAGATAAGCGCTTTCGTTATGATAACGAGAGCATCCTTGAAGAATTGATAAATACCACTGGCCATGAAATCCCAGATGTACTGGAAGAAAGTATTGACACTATCAAGCCATGCAGCTAACCAAGAAAGATCCATAAATCACCTATGCAAAGACAATAAATAGGGCGATAACAGCGCACATAAAGAGGACTGCCTGAGCAATCCAGTCAAGAGAGCCCGAATATTTATCAAGACAGAAACTTATACTTTTGCCGAGAACGGTAACAGCAGGTGGACAGTAAAGACTTCCACCGCCACCAAGCGAAAGATCACCAATAGGTGAAAAAACACTTTTAAGCTTATCTAAACCGTCCTTAATCTCATCTTTAGAGTCGTCTATTTTTTTCTGCCATTTTTCATCCTCACCATCTAAAGAACCTTGCTCGGGGGCTTTGAGCTTGGTTGTCGAGGGACCATCACCTTCACCACAGTCGGACGTACAAGTTCCATTACCACCACTGCCAGTGCCAGAGCCGCTACCAGTACCAGAACCACTGCCTGTACCAGATCCAGAACCGGTACCACTACCAGAGCCAGAACCAGTGCCAGAACCAGAACCACTACCTGAACCTGAGCCAGAGCCGCTACCAGAGCCTGAGCCTGAGCCCGTACCGGAGCCGGAACCCGAACCAGACCCAGAACCGTTACCAGTACCTGAACCACCGCCTGAGCCGGTATCAGAGCCGGAACCAGTACCCGTGCCAGTGCCCGAACCTGATCCAGATCCAGTGCCAGGCGTAGGAGTAGTGCCAGTATCACCGCCAGAACCACTGCCGGTATCGGGGGATGGATCAGGAGCCGGAGCTTCATAAAGTTCACCTGTAATAATTACGTCAGCAGTACAAGTAAATCCTGCACCAGTAACAGAAGAACGACAAATAGCAAAACCAGTTATTGAAGTGCCGCAACCTCCAATGTCGGGAGCATGTGGAGTATCACCTGATTGAGTCCATGAGTAAGACTTTGAAACAGCACCTTTGGCATCAACACACTTTTGAACAGGTGAATCACAGGAACCAGTAGTGGCATTGTATTCACCAGAATCACAGGAGTTACCATATCTAGAAAAACCAAATTCATATGGACGAGTCTGACTGCCATCATTATTAAGAAATGTAGCAGAACAAGTAGCAGTAACGTTAGGAGGAGCGGTGATATTAATACTAACGACGGTAACAGTCTGAGTAGCACCGTAGGCTAAATGGGCAAAACCAACGCAAGCCTGTGAGGGAGAATCATACTGATCGTTAGTATTGCCCCATCTATAAGCAGAAAAAGCAGATGATGAAAAAAGTGAAAACAAAGAAAGAAGAACAAAAACAAAGAAGCCAGATGGAGTGGCCGTAAAGTATTTTGACATGAAAAACCCCCGAATTACCGGGGGCTGAAGTTAGAGATATTCAGCGCACCGGATACCTGAAACCAGTGCGCTGGCCATGAGAACACCGACCAGCGCAGACCAGATCAAGGCTGGTTAGACCTTGCGGACAAGGGCAATGATGACACCGACGACAGCCAGGGCGCATACAACGGCGACAACAGAGCCACCAACGCTCTCACCGCCAGTCTGAGCAACAGCGAGAGCTGCCTGAGCATCAGTAACAGCGTCAGCGAACGCTGCAGTGCCAGCGAGTGCTACAACAGCACCAGTGATGCCGACAACAGAACGGCGGAACGAAGGGACGGAACGGAACTTCTGGATTGCTTGTTTCATTGTGTTAACTCCTGCGGATTTTCCGCACTTGGGAAATGATGATTCCAGCTGCAAAACCTACTACGAACAAACCGATTGTTCCCCAAAAAAACTGGAGATATATCTCGGTGTCAAACCCACCGGTAATAAGCAGTTCTAACTGAGCCTGCTGTTCAGGTGATACAACATAAGTTTCCGACCAAGTCTGAGAGTCGCACGAAGTCACACCCTCTGACGAAGTGGAAAAGCGACTGCATACTAAAACAGACTGGATCGGCACTTATTAACCCGCCTTATTCATTGCAGCAGAAAGAGGCGGAATATTCTTACGACGACCTTGGCGAGGATCACAGGTGAACTCAAGACGGCCATCACGAACATCGGCAATGACATCGCACTCATAAGTACCGGGTTGAGGAACTTCGGCCGGAGTGGAGGCATAGAAGTCAGTCTTCTGAGGATAAGGAATATTTGGCAAATGAACGAATGCCTGAAACATGGTATAAGGTTTTTGAGACTTGGCAGCAACGCCAGAACGCTGAATGCCTGTTACTTCGATAAGCAATGTCATGGACATGGTAAAGCCCCTTACAGTGTAGGCAGCCGAGTACTTAGGCTCGGATTGCGATATGCCCAGCTGGGCGGAATAAGATTTGGTGCACGGCGAAACGTGAGAAACTGACGCTTAGCTATTTGAGACTTAACCTGCTCAGTTGATGCAGCCTGTAGAAACAGACGCATAAGCGAGCTAGCGAAAGCAGAATCATCAATGTTGCCAGAGTTAAAATTAGCAATTTCAGCCTCGACTGAATAACGGAGAATCTGATATTGAGACTTGTCCATTATTTACGCACCATGAGATAAATACAGATGAAAATAAAAGGTATTAAAAATAAAAAATAAAGTGGAACGTTGAACGACAGAAAAAGGCGCATTAATAACCCATCCATTCAGCTACAGAAATAGTCCCTTGCCAACTTGACTCGCGATCATGAAACCAAATCTTTTCAGGTTTAGTGCCCTGCTCTTTCCTGAGTTCAATTACAGAAAGAGTTTCATTAACCTGCTGAGTGAGAACAGGGTTCATAAAATCACGAACGTGACGCTGCTGTTCAAGCATGCGACGTTGCCCAGGTGAAAGCTGAATGCCTTGAAGGCTTACAGTCTTCATGCGGCCAACTTCAAGTGATTAGCGCGGCGGTACCAGAGAGGTACAGCAAGTTCGGCCTTGCAAACCTCACGGCACTGGCGAACAAAAACAGGTGCAAAACGAGAAGTGTCGCACGCATTACGAATGTTTATACCAATACGATTAAGGCGAGCAGCATGGGTCTGTACCTGCTTTTTATTAAAGTCAAAGACCTGACCATGCATCCATTGGATTGCATACATAGCTGTGGTATTGGCTGAACGAGTAGAATCAACGACTTTCTCAGCAACCAATTGCTCACTGATGCTAACTATATCCATAGCTGTCACCTTTAACCTTTCGTCTATTTTAAGAAACTCACGGTGGAGTTCGCCAAATCGGCTCTCGTTAAACATACCCCAGTAGCACAGGGCATCTCGCTGGAGGAATTCACTCTTTAATTCTTGTTCCATACGGACGACACCGTTATGGAAACAGTAATTGCGAAGATCAAGTACATACTTAAATTGCTCAGAGTCTTCACCATAAAGACGCTTAATCTTAGGTAAAAGATTCTGATCCATTTCAAATGCTTTATCGTAACCCTTACGATATTGAAGACGACCGCCCTGCCCATTGCCCTTTGGGGTCCAAGAAACAGTTCGGCCATTTGGATATAGAAAACCTATTGAGTGTCCAATACGCTGGCTAGATACACCGCGAAGATAGGCAAGAACATTGCCCTCGCCTAGAGCAATGTTAGTTGTCAGGTCGATTCGTTCAATCTTGGCCCCATCGGCAACAAGATCACTCGATTTAGCGCCTGATACGCCTTGGCGCAATTCAAGGCGTGTGCAACGTGTGAAAGCAGGAAGCCCGTATTCACGCAATAGCGCGTTGTAGACAGATATGCACTGTTCAACTGAGGTGTAGCCAAAAAGGTTATCAAGTCGACCTACTCTGCTGGGATTGCCTTCGACACGAACTTTTCGACCCTGAACATGGATAGTAACGGACGTGGAATGGCTGGCTTCATGTTTAAAACGAGGCTGGCGAGTACTCAAGACCTCGTTGGTATTGGAATCGATGGTCAACGTGAAAACGTCACAGACCACAGGTAGGTCGTGGTCGTGCTCCTGGGAAACGGTGAGCCAGTCGATCATCATGCGGAGCGTCCTTACACATGCACACAAGTAACATGGGAGAGGAATGTACACATGTGGAACTGCACACGTCAATACGTGTCAACGTGCACACATGTATTATTGGAGGGAATTTGATGAACGGTGATGGCATGGCCACGAACGTAAGACTGACGACTGCCGAGCAGGAAGCTATTCGGCAAAAAGCTATAGAATTCAATAAGATACTGATAAAGCAAGGAAAGCAGCCATTACGCGACAGCGAACTGGTGCACAAAATCCTCGAAAAATCAGTACCTTACGCAAGGCTTTCAGAATCAGGGGATGTGATTATCGATTCTGAGTGACCAGTAAACCGTGGGATACCACGGTAAAGTGGGGGTGTAACAGCACCCCCACCCGGCTGGCTGAAAATCGCAGGAGGCGTAATGAACTGGGTACTGGCGATAGCGATCGCAGGATCAAGCACAGCAAGCATCATGAGGCCGTACAGCACGGAGGCTGAGTGCAGGAAAGCACTGGAAGAGTTTTTCGATAAACAGCACGGAAAAACGCAGTACAGCGGGAGCTGCTTTGAAAAGAACAGCCCGGTACTGAAACTGCTGAAAGGATGATATCGGAAGAGCCTGGCAGGTCGATAAAAGCTCTCCGCATTCGCTACGAACAGGGGCTAGCCCCTGAAGCCCCGAGGTGCTGCAAGGAAATTGCCTACGGGACCCGACAAGCGTCTGTGCTGTGCGCTATAGGTCCGTTGCGGTAAAGCATGGTAATCAGGCGCGAGGTGGGTTTTGCGGTGTCTGAGAGGGCTTTACACGCGTTCTAGGCCGGAGGTGGCCACGCATAATTGACGTTATGGGTAAATCGAACACCGGGGCTTCGCAATGATCCCGGTGCACGATTCTGGCCGTTGGCCGCAAGTACCATAACGTCCACACATTATGCGTACCTCAATTTGCACTCGTTACAGGCAACGTGCGCGGTCCGCGGCTGGTGTCAGCGACAACAGTGAACGGAACGCCACGTGCTGCTGCCACGTTCCCAGATCCCGAAGATGAACGATTGGAAGGAGAAGAAGAACCGCCGCCAGTGGCGGCGGCTCGCTCTGAACCGAGCCGCTCTCCGCCACCACTGGCTGCTCCAGAGCAAAGAACAGTTCGATGGCTACCGGGAAAGGTCAATTCGGCTACGCACGGGCCTCGGTGAATGATGCCGTATCCGGTCTGCTGAAAGTCGACTGACGTCTGAATAAAAGAACGATCATCCTTGACGAGCTGGAAGATGAAAATAGTTTCACGATCAAGACCGCCGATACTGCCCTTGATGACGATATCAAAACCGGCAAAAGGATCATTACTTACGCTAGGAGGTTGTTGGCGCTGATTGAAAACTGACCCACCCTGCCGATTGAAAATTGACCCAGGACGGATTGCTGATTTTTGCCCCAGCAATTGTGGATAAGCTTAGCAGCAGTGTTCCGATTGAAGACGCATCAAGCCCCACCGCATGCAGCAGGGCATTTATGGTGCGGATCAAAATGGCTCATCGTCCTCGATATCATTTCCGTCCTTTCGCTTTCGTTCGCGTGTTTTGATCTTTGTCTGGGCAGCCAATGTGCTGTGTTGTAGGCGGTAGGTGTCAACGCCAACTAAAAAGTGACCCCCTTCCGTGCTAAATCGCCAACTTAGTTTTGACCCCCCTCGGGTTCATATTTTCGAGCCGGTTCGGCCCGAGAAGATTTGGTTCCTGCTTTGCGCTTGTCCTTGAGTCGATAGCTTTCACCTGTCATCTGCACGATATGGGCATGATGTAACAGCCTGTCCAGCATGGCCGCTGTCAGTGTTTGATCATCCGCAAAGGTTCCGGCCCACTGGGTAAACGGCAAGTTACTCGTGAGGATCAGGCTGCCTTGCTCGTAGCGCTTGGCGACAACATTGAAGAACAGGTTGGCTTCATCACGACCAAACGGCAGGTAGCCGATTTCATCGATGACCAACAACCCAGGGGCCATCACCACACGACTGAAGTATTCCTTGAGCCGTTCCTGGCGGTGCGCAGCGGTCAGTTGCAGCATCAAGTCAGCCGCCGTGACGAAGCGGGTTTTGATACCGGCCATCACTGCCCGGTAGGCCAGGGCGATAGCCAGGTGGCTCTTGCCTACACCACTAGGCCCCAGGAACACGATGTTCTCGGCACGTCCAACAAAACTCAGTGCTGCCAGCTCCTGGAGCTGTGCCCGGGGGACGCCGGTGGCAAACGCGAAGTCGTATTGCTCCAGCGTTTTCACAGCGGGCAGCGCGGCAGTTTTCAGCAGGGCCTGTCGAGAGCGTTCACTTCGGGCATCGGTCTCGGCAGCCAGCAGCTTTTCGAGGAAGTCGGCAAAGCTGTCTTCGCCGCTTGCTGCTTGTTGGGCCAGGTGCGGCCAGTCCACCCCGACGCGCTCAAGCTTTAGCCCCTTGCATAGTTCTGTCAGGCGAGCATGTTGAAGGTTCAT